AGAAATGCAAATAGAGGTTGACACAGAGACTAATTAGTAGTACAATAGAAACAAGTTAGCAAGCAAGGTGTTCAACAGTGTTGTAAAAATACAACAAAAAAGAATTCCAAAACATGTTGACAGGGGCGTTGAAAGACGCTATAATACATACAAGTTAGCAGGCAATGGTGCTTACTAACAAATTTTTAAAGAGATTTAAGAGAAACAAAATGCAATCATTTAACAGACATCAGTTTAATACGATGCCCAAACAGGTAGGCGCAATAGCCTGCGGTTGGTTATCGATTAATAGCCTGTCAAGTTATGATCGCACACCAGAGATTTCCCAGGGGTCCCGGAGGACCGTAGTGTAATAAAATACACAACAACACTCCAAGGACCCCAGGATTAAAAACCCTGGGGTTTTTTGTTGCTCGAACAAAAGGTTATGATAGAGAAAGCTAAAAAGAAACAACAAGAAGCTGAGTTTACACGTGAACATACGCTGTCTAAACAAGATTTTCGCAAGATGATTTTGGAAAAGGCAGAACGTGCAAGGGTGTATAGTCAAGCTGTTAGAAAGCGCGAGATTGCTCAAGAGTGATTGTAGACCGCAAAGTGTGAACATACAGGAAACGAGGTCCTGGCTCTGCACTTAAAACACGGAGCAAACGGGCGGCGACTAGGATGGAATCCCATATGTGGGAGGAAAAATTAGATCGTATTAAAGTGTATTAGCCGACACCCGACATACTGGGATAGTAAGATGGCATAGCCGCTAGTACATTTTAATACACACATTCGAAAGAGTGTGTTTCGGAGGATGTTCCCTGTTGCCGGCTGTAACCCGGTAGACACATTAAGCAGGGTGGCTGTCAAGTGGTTCGATTCCATCATCCTCCACCAATTTATACTGTCGTCGTCTAGTGGCTAGGACGCTACCCTTTCAAGGTGGAGAAGCGGGATCGATACCCGTCGACAGTACCAATATGCCGTAGTAGCTCTCTGGGAGGGTGACTCGTTGTCTGCGAGACTTAGGTGGGTTCGATTCCCATCTACGGCGCCAAATCTATTCCGTGAAATCCAAGCATGGTGCAAGGACCTGACTGTTAATCAGTGATTAGGTGAGTTCGATCCTCACACACGGAGCCATTATAGAAGCACATACAGATCCGCCCTGCGGCAGGGAGATAGCGTCCGAGCGTTGAAGGACTGTTTAAATGTGTTTCTATAATGGGGGCAGTAGAGGGCTACGGCGGATCCTTGCAAGATTCGTGACTACAAGGGTTCGATACCCTGGGCTTCCACCAAGTTTAAGGATGTTAACAGCAAATTTTATACACTGAACTTTTAATTCAACTCGTAAAAATACATCCTGTTTTATTTTAATCAATGTTCAAAGGAGAACACAATGAAGCGAAAATCAGCTAAACTTTAGTGTCCCTTAGATCTCCCGTATGGTCTAAGGTGGCACGTAAAAGATAATATCAATACGAACACCCATGCTAAACTTTAGTGGCGAAGTAACCGGCTCTTACCCGGAGGAACCGAGTTCGATTCTCGGAGCATGGACCATATGGGGGTGAAACTTTAAGGTGAAGTAACTGGCTTTTAACCAGTAAAACTCGGATCGTTCCCGAGCACCCCTACCATATAAAAACACATTAGGACTGGTCATAGACCATTGCGGGTATAGTGCCTTCCTCGCCGGGGACTTGAGTGTGTTTCTATATGGTAAAGTAGCATAATGGTGGTGCAACACCTTCATACGGTGCCCGGTGTGAGTTCGAATCTCACCTTTACCACCAAACAAGGGGCGTGAGATAATATCAAGACGATCGTCGCTGGAGCACCTACCCAGCACAAATTTTTGCCCGTTAGCTCAATGGCTAGAGCAGTCGACTGATAATCGACCGACACAAGTTCGATTCTTGTACAGGCAACCAGTTTTATTCCCGGATAGTGTAGTGGTAACACAACAGACTTTGACTCTGCTATTGTAGGTTCGATTCCTACTCCGGGTGCCAATGTTAGACTTATTAGGTGTGGCTATGTTGTAATGGTAGCAACCTAGACTGTGACTCTGGTAGTTCGGGTTCAAATCCCGATAGTCACCCCTAATAAGTTTATGCAACTTTAGCTGATGTGGTCATAGCGGCGGTCTGAAGAACCGTTGAACCAGGTTCGATCCCTGGAGGTTGCACCAAGTTTTGTAAGTGTCAGCAAGAGAAAGACTCGCTAGAAGGCTTCTTCGAAGAGCCAACTAATGTTAAAGAAGGACGGGTTCGAGTCCCGTAAACGCTACGGAGCACCTTTGTCAAGTATCCCAAGTGACGTATCCTGACCCTGCCGGCTTTGTATCAAGGGAAAATGGTTGCGATGAGAGGGGCGCAACTACTTACAAATTAAACATGCGTCTGTAGTATAATGGATAATACTCTAGGCTACGAACTTAGTAATGGTGGTTCGATTCCATCCAGACGCACCAGACAGACCCCGCCTTGTAGATTGTGCGTTATCAATCTGCATTTTAAAACACATTAAAGACGTATAACGCGATGCCCTTTGACGGCTAGGATAGTGTGTTTTAAAATTTCGCCCTTTTAGTATAATGGTATTACACCTGTTTTGTAATCAGGTTACGGCAGTTCGATTCTGTCATGGGGCACCAAAAGTTTGCGCGGGTAGGGCGGCCACCACTCCAGTCTCATAAGCTCGGAGCATCGATAGTTCGAATCTATCACCCGCATCCAATATGGAAGTATGGCTGAGCATGGCTTAAGGCAGCAGTCTTGAAAACTGAAGGCTCGAAAGGGTCCGTGGGTTCGAATCCTACTACTTCCGCCAATTATCTCTCTAAAGTGTTATCTGGTTGCATCCGCGGTTTGGGGCCGTGTGGTCCTGGTTCGAATCCAGGTAGGGAGACCAAGTTATAGTCGATTAGCTCAGAGGTAGAGCACCACGTTGACATCGTGACTGTCACTGGTTCAATCCCAGTATCGACTACCAAGTTAAGGATAGCAACAGCAAATTCAAAAAATCTTTTCTGTAAAAAAAGCCAAAAAATGCTATCCTGTTTTATTTGCCCCTGTAGCCCAATAGGTAGAGGTAGCAGACTTAAAATCTGTCGAGTGCGGGTTCGAATCTCGCCAGGGGTACCATACCGCTTTCGTTCAATGGATAGGACATGATTCTTCTAAATTCATAATGGTGGTTCGATTCCACCAAGCGGTGCCATATAAGCAAACACATTAGTGAAAGAACGAGCATAGCTCTTAGGGCCTAGCCTGCGGCATTGCGGATCGCGGTGGCTAGTGTGTTTACTTATATGCCCAAGTAGCCCAATTGGTATGAGGCGTCTCTCTCAAAAGGAGAATCGTGTCGGTTCGAGTCCGACCTTGGGTACCAATCATGGAAAATTAATTTTCAAATTCAGGAAATTGATTAATTCTAATCAATGGTGGATGACTAGGTACATCTAATGATGTAACAAAAAATACCTGAGTCAATCTTGGTTTAGTATTAGTTCCTAAACTAGCTTTATGGGCTTGATTACCGTCAAAACATACTACTCTGTTAAATTTATTTTTAAATTCAGCAGTAAGTTTATAGCTGTCGTTATTAAGATTTATACGACGTTTGTATTCGGCAATATCTTCAGGCAAAGTTAATTCACCTTTATAGAATTTTTTTCTTATTTCTTGATCGTCACTGAATTTTTTTTGATCAATTTTAGAAAAATCAATTTCACCAATACTTGTGCCTGTATCAGGATCAACTTCAGGATCTAGATAAATTACTCCCCCGAGAATAGCATGATCGTCATTATGAACCCATGCTTTATTAAGATCAGGATCATCACTAGGATATATTAATTGAAAATAACTTTCTATATTCCATTGACAATACTTGCACATATCTAAATCAAAAAATGTTGAGAGAATTCTTTTACAAAAATTATCAAAGAATTGGGGATCTATTTCGTAGATCATATGAGATCTAACACCGGGATAATTTCCAATAGCATTATCTGGACCATCGAACGCCTGCGATAGTGCTAGATTTCTCACTGCCATTGGATCTTTATAAAAGTTGTCGATGCACACCGAAGGAAATAAAACTGGATTATTTGACATAGTAAATACATTTATCTAAATTAAGGTGTTGGTAATATTTTATGAAATATTTAGTATTATAAATATGTTCATGTATAATTTTTATATCCAACTACCTAACATCAAAGTCGATTGTGATAGATTATTACAGGAGATAAATCGACTAGTGAATCCAGATTATTCTAAGACATTGTGCTATAGTTTAACTACTCACGTAGATCACGTAAACGACGAAAACTATGATTTTGAACTGTTTCCGGGCGTACTAGTGCCACCTGACACTACACTTAAAACCTTACCTTCGGGCCATAAAGATAATGAAATTATTCACTGGCCAAAAATTTTAGAAAATTCATATATACAAGAACTTTCTAAAATATTTTGTAATGAGCTTGGTCTATCGAATACACGGGCACGATGTAGCATAATAAATGGTACTGATGATAAACATAGCATAGGATTTCATACAGATCCTGTAGCACCACATAGAATTCATATTGCGTTACAGACTACACCAGACACTCATTGGATGTTTAAAATGGCAAGTGGAGAAATAATTAAAATACATCAACCGGCCGACGGAGTTCCTGTTCTAATAGAAACTGGTGTAACTGTACATGATATTTTTGTACCATCCAATACACAACGAATACACTTATGGTATCAATTTCATGAGCATGTAAATAAAAATCGATTTAACGAGTTAAAATGTACCACGCAGTAATATTTACAGGTATAGAGCTTGGGCTGCATGTGCACCACCGTGCCTTAGGTGCGTATAGAATAAGAACTGAGCTGGAGTCAAAAGGCTATCGTGTAAAAGTTATAGATTACTTCAGTCATTTCACCGAAAATGATATTGAAACTGTATTTTCCATTTATGTGTCTAAAGAAACCATATGGGTAGGATTTAGTACAACATTTTTCGATTGCGATAAAAATTTAGATTCAAAGAATGCTTTTTTTGAAGATTTAAAAAATCGATATAATGTTCCAATAATAATGGGAGGTGCCAAATCCCTGCTCGGGAAGTTTAAGTTTGCGGACTATTTAATAACTGGTCATGCAGATGATTCCATAGTTAAATTAACTGAATTTTTATTAGGAAAATCTTCAAATATTGATTTTAAAGAAATTTTAGGTAAAAAGGTAATTGAAAGTAATTCGTCGTATGATAAAAAAGATTTATCTAATATACCTGTTATATGGAAGAAAGAAGATGTAATTAAGAATACGTTTACTATGCCTATCGAGATAGCCAGAGGATGTATTTTTAATTGTAGTTTTTGTAACTACCCATTAAACAATAAATCTAAATTTGATTATATTAGAGATAAAAATAGTATACGAGACGAATTTATTAAAAATTACGAAGAATTTGGATTAGTGAGCTATCAATTTATGGACGATACATATAATGATAGCATGATAAAAATGGAATTTATGCATGATGTGATTACCAGTCTACCATTTAAAATAAAATTTGATGCGTATATAAAACCCGAGTTGTTGGTTAGATGGCCTGAACAAATTGCATTATTAAATGAAACAGGTTTGCGAGGTGCTAGCTTCGGTGTCGAAAGCTTTCATCCTAAAGCAAGAGTAGCGATTCAAAAAATGCAAGACATTGATAGGATCCTTGATGCAATATCTACTATTAAATATAAAAGCAATAATTCAGTAAAAGTTCAAATGAATCTTATAGTCGGTTTACCGTATGAAGATGAAGCAAGTTTACTAAGAACTCAAGACATAGTCAAAAAAAGTGACTATATAGATTTTTGGAATTGGTGGCCATTGCAGATACACGATAAAAATAATTTCGAGTATCATAGTCCTATCGACAAGAATCCAAAATCATTCGGGTACGATATAAGTATACCTATTATTACTAATTTTAAAAATCTTATAGTAACTGATACAATATACTGGAAGAATACGTATATGGATGTAATTGAAGCTACTAAAATTACACAGCGACTATCTAAAGAAGATGCCCCTTATAAAAAATTAGGAGGTTGGTTTTGCGGGGCTGTATCCAGTGTTGGAGTAGATGTGGATGCACATTTTAAAAATAACAATGGATTATTAGATTTATTACCATTTGATAAAATGAAAACTACTAAAGCTGACATTGTCAGCGAATATATCAAAAATACATTATGAGTGCAAATGGAATTGATAACGAGAAAGAGTTCTTTACTAAAGAAAGACTGATTAGTTTTAAGCGGTGGAACACTGATATAGAAAAAATTAATCTATTAGAAAATAAATGGGGTAACATCTGTTTAACTCCATTAGATATTCCAAGAATACAAGCAACTGATCATCAAAGGTTTGTAGACTGGTTTTATAAAACATGTAAACCCAGTGTAAAGCAAAATGCAGATGTGGCAACTACTGATGTAGGATACAGTAAATTTAAATCAATTGACTTAGTACCACCAGGTGCAAATGTTATGCAAAGTGTGTGGAGTAAAAATCCAGTTAATAATTTTTCTACATTATGGCCAGACTTATGTGAGCAGATGCACGAGTATCTACCATTTGAATCTATTAATGGATTTACTATTTGGAATAGTACAGAAGATATTCTACCTCATCGAGATCCAGGTGCGTTCACAGATTTCCCAGTATCATTTAGAATATTATTAGATGATACTAATACCGAACCGAACTTAGTAGTAGGAGAGTGCTTGCCAAATGCTGATCCGTTTAATGTTACATCAACAAAGGCATTTAATAACAAGTTAGATACTAATTCTTTAGTATGGAATAATTTAAGGACAATGCACTGGAGTAAAAAAGATTCTAATCAAAATAAAATATTATTAATAATGTTACCTTGGGTTAATAAAATAAATCTAGACAAGTATGATAAATTGATTGATAGAAGTTTACAAAAATACAGAACAGAATCTCTTATGAGTAGTTATAAGATTGATAACTGGATAAGTTTATAATATATTATGGGAAATAATTATTATCGTTTTTTAAATACATCTCTTGTACTATTTGATAAAGAACAAATAGAAAAGGATTACACAACTCTAGTAACAACTACTAGAAATAATCCAGCAGGATTACAAATTGTATTAGGTAATACTACAAATAAAGCATTTACTAAGACTGCATATGAATGGATAGATAGTTTTGGATGTAAACTATCTACAGGACTTATATTCTACACACGCCCCGGCGGAATGTTACCATGGCACGATGACGGAGAACAAGGAGACTATGCAAAGTTTAATTTTGTATGGGGATCTGAAAATCATCAAATGTTATTTGCAGAATCTAAAAGTAATACAACAGCTAATGAATTAACACCTAATACAGCAGGTACCTATTACAAAAGATATAATCTAAACGAATTACAAAATATAATATCAATAAAAGTTGATAGACCTATTCTAATGAACGGCAATGTTCCACATGAAGTTAGGAACTTTAGTACTACAGGACGTTGGTGTTTAAATATGTTATTAACATATAAAGACAAGCGACTATTATGGAATGATGCTTTAGAAATTTTTAAGGAACATTTAATATAATGCTCTTATAGTTAAATGGCAGAACACATCCTTGGTAAGGATGCGATACAAGTTCGATTCTTGTTAAGAGCACCAAATAGAGCTGTCTACTGTTTTGTTAAGTCTTAACAATAACATTATCCTAGGCTCATTGTTAAAATTTTCAAATGCATGAGGTGCTTGTGTATTAACTATTGCAGGTGTACTTGATTCAAACTGGTCAATAAGAGTGCATTTTGCTGCATTATATTCTAACCAACTTACAGTACCTTTGTATTTTAATTCAGGATCAGTAGACGACATATAGTAATTAATGTAGGTATTGTTATATCCTGATATAGGAATATTTAAACTGTAGATAAAGTTTCCAGTATCCACGTGTATTACAGGAATCCCTTTATAGTAAAAATTTATGCCAGTTGAATCTATATAATCTAACAGCCCTATACTTTTTAATGCTGTTGTTATTTCTTCAATTCCTAATATTTCTTCTTTAGGAACATAGAAAAATTTAGACTGATAAGGTGTTGTATATTTAGGTATCAATCTTAATATTTTTTCTCTAATGATATTAAGATTAGTAACTTCAATTGGAAAATAATTATTCATTATTGATTGTTGCTAGGCGACATAATGATAATAATCTAATCAACATAAATGGTATGTCAATTTGATACCATAGCTTGCCGAACCTAGCACTTTTAGGATCATCATGATGATTCTTGTGCCATGCTTCTCCACTATTAACAAATAATATGCCTAATAATATACTATTAGAAATATTAGTACCATTATTCATAGGAATTAAAAATTTTGGTGTAGCATGAGATAATGAATTAATTATGTGTAATTTAAAAATAGTTAATCCAATAACAGCAATCCAGAATAATAAAAAGTCAATAGAAATTACTCCTAACAATATAACAAATATTAAATTAATATACCAGTAATTTTTATAAAACCAGAGGTGTAATTTACTCCTCCCTAGATCTACAATATAGGGAAGTTTAACAGTATTAAAATAGCTAAAAAATTGTATTTGCCAACGAGATTTATATATTGGACTATGTGGATCTTTTTCAGTATCTGTATATCTATGATGCTCGCGGTGAATCCCAACCCATCCAATACTATTACCTACTAGACTTACAGTAAACACAAATAAACCTATTAAGTTTATAAATGTATTAGTGATCCATGCTTTATGACACCAATTCCTGTGTGCAAACATAGAGATGTTGATGCCTAATAACCACGAACCTATAACTACTAATGCAATAGCAGTAAATGAAAAATTTAAGTAAGACCAATAAACTGTCCACAACGGAAACAGTATACCAATAGCAGTAAGTAAAATTGGATCTATGCGTGTTCTTGATACGGTCATATCCATATTTAACTAATAAAAATCTTAACAATAAAGATATGAAATTCTAACCAAAGTTAGTTGACGCAGTGCTAAAAAGACTGTATAATAAACACTTGTTAAGCAGTTAACAACGTTCTTTAAAAATTTAAAATTCAAATTGACGCTATCGTCTATCGGTTAGGACAACGGGTTTTCATCCCGTAAAGCGGGGTTCGACTCCCCGTAGCGTTACCATTTGTTATGTGTACTTGGAAAAAAGCTGTGTTCACCAGCTTAATGTCATCCGACGCAATATAGGGGAGTGCCGGCTCACTTAGATCTAATCTAAGGTTAACCTTAACAGGATGTGGAGGTCGTCGAATCGTAGACTTAGCGGTCTTAGTAATAAGCGTTCCAGGGAGTGTGAAACTCACAAACGACAGTAGGGTTATTGCTGTCCATAACGAGTACATATAACAAATGGAGATGTAGGAAAATTGGTAACCCCAGTGGACTGTAAATCCGCCGCCCGAAAGGCACTACTGGTTCGACTCCAGTCGTCTCCACCATTTTAGGTCTGTTCGTATAGAGGTTATTACTGCGGATTGTCTATCCGCTTACGGGGGTTCGATTCCCCCACAGACCGCCAAATATTATTGCCAGCGAGACTTGACAGTCAGAGAGGTTTTATAAACCTTTTAGCGCCAGATTAGCGTTCTTGAGAGGGTTTGATTCCCTCCGCTGGTACCAGTTTATGTATCCATAGTGTAATGGCAGCATCGCGGTCTCCAAAACCGTCAGTCTAGGTTCGAGTCCTAGTGGGTACGCCAAATAAATAAGCGACAACAACAGAGTATAATAACATGAATATTGATCTTAATAGTTATATAAAAATTTATAAAAACCGTGTAGACGATACCTTATGTAAAGAAATATTACAGCAACAATCTAGACCAAGTGCGATATGGAAAGAGCATAGATGGCGTAACGAACAACATGAAGTGATAAAATATCAGGAATATGAACCTGAAGTGTGCGATGCAAGCACTATATCGAATACTCCAATTTTAATGAATATTGTTTGGCATACTATTCAAGATTATGTTCGAGAATTAAATACTCCTTGGTTTACTGGTTGGCGCGGCCACAGTCTTGTAAAATATATAAGATACCCTATAGAGACTAATATGAAAATGCATGTTGATTTCATACATAACATATTTGACGGGGAACGCAAAGGTATTCCAATACTAACAGTTATAGGATTACTAAATGACGACTTCGAAGGTGGTGAATTTAATTTGATCGGAGTAAATCAAAAAATTATAGCTGGCGATATAATGATTTTCCCATCATCATTTATGTACCCTCATGAAATTAAAGTTATAACTAAAGGTTGCAGACATTCATTTCAATCATGGGTGTGGTAACGTTTATCTCTAGTTTATTAGTAAAGGACTATGATCCAGGTGGACTCGTAAGAGAGGTTAGTCTATGCCGGAAGCGTAGAAAGACCGGTTGTTTTAAACAGCTCGACAGCTTCAGAGACACTTAGGGTTTACAGCCTAGGAGAGTGTGATGAGCAAGCAGGATCCCATGTTAGGCGAGACAAAAGAAGCAGGGCTGTAAACTCTGGGTCGCCTTGTAAGTAACCAAAACTTCGTGGTCCTTTACTAATAAATTTACAGTGCGGTGGCAGAGAGGCCCAATGCAGTGGATTGCAAATCCGCAACACCGTCGGTTCGAATCCGACCCGCACTTCCAGTTGAGAAGATAAGTAAGTTTACGCCCAGGTGATGGAATTGGTATACGTGTTGGTCTTAGAAGCCAAATTTTGCGAGTTCGAGTCTCGCCCTGGGCACCATATAATGCGGGATTAGTTTAATGGTCAAACGAAACCTTGCCAAGGTTTAGTCAGGAGTTCGATTCTCCTATCCCGCTCCATACAATCCGGTCCTTGGTGAAATGGATATCATTCTGGTCTTCGAAACCAGCGGTGGGAGTTCGATCCTCTCAGGACCGGCCATTCTCCCTGTAGTTCAATGGACAGAACAACTTCCTCCTAAGAAGTGGATGCAGGTTCGATTCCTACCGGGGAGACCAATAAGTTCAAAAGGTATTGACTTACGATTGCAATAAGTATATAATAACTATGCGATCGTAAGCAAATAGGCAAAGCTCTCACCCTAGGGTCGAGGACGGGGCACGACAATATGTCGCCTTTGGAGGTTCGAAGCCTCCCGGTCGCACCATATAAAAGCACATTTAGCATATCTATAAGCTATGCACTTGGAAAGAACACCTCCGTTGAGAAAAGTTCTAAGTGTGCTTCTATATGGAACGGTCCTATAATGGTATTAGAGCAGATTGCTAATTTTTCAATCGTAGTAATACGATTTCTGAGTTCGAGTCTGGTTACTAATTATAAAGGAGAAAATGTATGAGATACTGTATAGAAGAGTTATTCCCAACACCAATATATTGGGGTGTGATGAATGACATATCTAAAATCCAATCAGAAATCGAAACTGCTATCTCAAACATAGAATTTAATGGATCCAACAAAACCTGGGGCAAATCCGTAGATGTAACTAACCTATTAGGCGATATTATTAAAGAACAAAATATGGTTTCTTTTGAAGAAACCATAGATTTACATCTACAAAATTATTGTAGAGAGATAGGATTTCAATTTAAAGAGTATACAAGAGCTAGTTGGTTAACAAAAACAGAAAAGAATAATTATACACACGTACATGATCATTCGCATACAGATATTAGTGGATGCTATTATTATCAAACAAACAGAGAAGATGGTAATATATTTTTTATGACACCTACTACTTCTTCTAGTTCATATTGTTTTCAAAAGTATGCAGAAAGATGGGACCATAAACCAATAGTGGGAAAATTACTGCTATTTCCTAGCTATCTCTTGCACGGTGTTAAAACAAATGTAACCGATTCTACTAGAATTAGTTTATCTTTTAGTGTAAGTTTTAAACGATAATTATAAATTAAAGAGAAGCTGTATGTGAGCCATACAGCGACATGCCTAAAGAAGTAGGATTTAATTCTGATTGGGATTGCCAACTTTTAGGAGTATAACGTATTACTAGTATAAATTAATACGTAAGATAAAGAACATGGAACGGTCCTATAATGGTATTAGAGCAGATTGCTAATCTGTCGCTCGGCGTAATCCGGGTTCTCGGTTCGAGTCCGAGTCGTTCCGCCAAATTTTTAACAAAGAGAGAATCAAATGAAACCAGGCAAAACATTTAACCTTAGTAAACAAACAAAACGTTTTATGGCAACGATCGTCGACCCAGTCGCTCGCCACGCATATAAGAACGCAATGATTCAAGCAGAGTTGGCAGCGGCAGTTGTTGTTAAACGTGAACCACGTGACAACAAAGGTAGCCCACGTGGTACTGGTTATACCAATACTGCAACGAGTGCAACTCCTAGTGCATAAGTAAAATGTGTTGAACCTCCGAACTGTATAAATAAATACATCGGAGGTTCGATATGAAAATATGTCCTAAATGTAACACGTCGCATGAAAAGTCGGGAAAATTTTGCAGTAGGAGTTGTGCCAACAGCAGATCATTTACAGCAGAAACTAACGAGAAAAAAAGAAAATCTAATTTAGAATTTTATTCTAATTTTACGTTAGACGAACGAAAAGAGTTTCACGCACAAAAAGAAACTAAGTTTGATGCTTATGCTCGACAATTAAGAGTACAACAAAAAAACTTAGAAACTTCATGGAGACGTCCTCATCACGAAATGGGACACGGCTCGGTTAGAAAAAGATTACTACATGAAAGAAATCATACTTGCGAACTATGCGGTATAGGAAACGAATACAACGGAAAACCGTTATCATTAGAACTAGATCACATTGACGGTAATAGTAGTAATAACAAAGTTGAAAATTTAAGAATTCTTTGCCCTAACTGTCATTCACAAACACCGACACATAGAGCAAAGAATATTAAATATAAAAGATTATTAAAAGAATCAATTCCCCGATAGCACAGAGGTAGTTGCGCTTCGCTGTTAACGAAGATGTCGTACGTTCGATCCGTACTCGGGGAGCCACGTACACCTAATACTTAAATGTCAGATATAAAAATAATAGAAAAAGAATTTATTCCAAATTTTTTTAAAGAATCCCCAAAAGGAAGATTTTTAGAAATAGGGGCAAATGACGGAGAGCCGGGGAATTTACATGAACCAGTCTGGCCGTTGGTAGAAATGGGTTGGAGTGGTGTCTATTGTGAACCTAATCCCAATGCATGTTCAAAACTATTAACAAATATAAAACCATATAATAATATTACAGTTATCAATGGCGCTGTTAGTATTAAAGGTGGATTAGAAACATTTTATATAACAGATGATTATCCGATGGTTTCTAGTTTAGATCCTAACTGGATATCTCGACAATCGTTTGTTCCAAAGAATAGTGATCAATATTCTATTACTACTAATACTTTTACTATGCAAGATTTAGTTAATTGTGTAGGACTAGATTTTAATTGTATATCTATTGATATTGAAAATACACATGAAGTGTATGAAAAACTTGTTAATAGTTTTAATTGGAAATTGTTCAACCAGTGTAAGGTTATTGTAATTGAATTGTGTAATGAAACTATACAAAATTATTTTATTTCTATAGGGTACACATGTGCAGGACAATCTGCATATAATACAATATTTGTTAGATAATGAATTTGGGGGATTAGCTCAGTTGGGAGAGCGGTTGCTTTGCAAGCAATAGGTCGCAGGTTCGATCCCTGTATCCTCCACCAATTTTAGGAAATGTAATATGAGTAAAGGTTCAAGACCACGTCCGTACAGTGTTAGTCAAAAAGAGTTTGGTAAAAACTATGATGCGATCTTTGGAAAGAAAGATCGTCGAGTTGTTGAAGATGCAGAAGCTGAAGATGAAGCGTTCAAACTAGTTGACAAGACTAATAAGAACATGTATAATACTAGCACAGAGACAGACAAATAACAAGCCGACTTAGCACAGTGGTAGTGCAATCGCCTTGTAAGCGATAGGTCATCAGTTCGAATCCGATAGTCGGCACCAAAAACCCGGATTACACTTTTTCCGTTAAGAAAGTGGGTGGGGCAGTCACCATAGAGAGCGCCGGGTATTCAATGCTATGACCATTAGTTCTCTGAGTTAAGGGATACTAGAACGCATTGGGTGAGGTTTAGCACCTTCCCAGAAGAACAAATGTTATGGACGGGGCAACCACCCAGTCTAGGGCTCATGTGGTGTGAGTAGCTAGACACTTTTATAAAACATATTAGGCAACATCGGCACTGCCCGAATAGTAAGATAGCCTAGCTCCTAGTGTGTTTCATAAAAGTATGCGGGGTTAGTTTAATGGCAAAACAGCAGATTTCCAATCTTCGGTCGAGAGTTCGATTCTCTCACTCCGCTCCAAAGTTTAACAACAACCTAAAAGGTATAACATGTCATTTAAAACATTGAGTCGCGGTCCAAGTGTTGATACAGATCTCTGTGTCGAGTTGTCAGGTGGCAATAGATTTGATTTGGTTATTATGGCAGCGGCTCGTTGCCGTGAATTGGCTAGAGAACATCGTAATGCTGAACGTGGATATCAGTTAAATGCACCAGTCACTGCTCTGCTTGAGTTTCAAACAGGCAAGATTGGACGTGAGTATATTAGAAAAGTTAGATAAGATTTAGGGTCGTTAACTCAGTTGGTAGAGTTCCTGCCTTACACGCAGGCTGTCGGCGGTTCGAGCCCGTCACGACCCACCAGTTTATTCGGAGCGTAGCGCAGTCTGGTAGCGCATCTGGTTTGGGACCAGAGGGTCGAAGGTTCGAATCCTTTCGCTCCGACCAAATATGTGCTAGTTCATTTAACTAGCTGGTGGAAAGTCACTAACCAGTGGCCCCTACTAGGATGCTAGCAGCAACTTTAAACTTTTGGTATAAAGAAAAATGCATCCTGTTTCACCAAAATGTAGTGACAAGACAGTGAAATACTGTTATAATAGATACATAGCAAGCAGTAATGCAAGCTAACAAGTTTTAGGATCGGTACAGCAACATTCATATACTATGAACTGTTAGACACTGTGGTAGAAACTGGAGCAGAGTGCGTAAAAACACCGAGCGTTGAAGGTGACTATTGATACAAGACTAACGAGCACAGAGTGATGGCCTGTGTAAAATAAAAGCAGTCAACAACGATCCTGTTATATTTGGATGACTACAGCAATTTAAAAACTCTGAACTAAATGCTATTGAAGGTGGTGGCAGCACAAGCAGAAATGCTTTCTAGAAATAGACACTGACGGAATAGACGACAGTATGGAAAGACATACTATGTGTTCACTACAGAAAGCCGAGTGTGAATAGTCAACATGAATGTTGATATGGTCTGGGTGCCGTAATTGGCCAGACCAGAATACTAAACAAATTGGCACGATCATCCTGTTAAAATGAGATATGAATTTTAAAAATTATAACCTATTTTTTCATACTGAATCGTCAGTTGATCAATTGTGCTTTAATCTACGTGATAGTCCTATTACTGAAAAGTGGATTAACACATTGATAAATGCAGAGTGCAAAGACATTGTTGATGTAAACATGCATTTTGAAGGAAGTAAGGTCGAGATTGAAAATCAGCTAGAACAATTAGTTACATTAGTAGCAACAGAAAAACCAGAAATTTTAAACTTCTGGAGAAAACCGTTGACGCAGGGGATTATGAATTCTTTGCATCAATATTTTCATAAATCTGTAGAAACTGAGAATTTTTCAAGCCAGTCAATTAAAGACATTTTATGTAATATAAACCCATTAATACATTACTGGGAATCACTAAAAGAAGAGTCGGCTAATTGGGTTTATTATCGATTAGATAGTAGTTATAAAGAACTGATTAGTGATGATCTTAGAGCCTATTGGAAGATAGAGGACGTACCTCCGGGTAGTTTAAGATTAGGTTACCACACAGTCGGTAAAGATCTTTGGACATGTTTTAGAGATAACGATATACAAGTAGTAAAGAACGGATTAGTTAGACCACAGTTAGATATTCATTCTCAAGTATTTTTTCGAATAGAAGAACTGATTCTGCCATATTCTAGTGATGTATTATTATCAAAATTTGATCGGTGGTGTAATATGAATAATACTGTTAACTACGGAGTCCATTCAAAGGATCCAACTCATCGATTTGGAATGAAACCGATATTAGGAACTTTGAAAGATTTTCCTTCAAAGGAAAAAATTGTGAGTATGTGGAAACACGCTAAGAAGATTACTTGGACACTTGAATGAAAAGAAGTTGACATTGATTGATAATCATGTACAATATAGATAGTTTAGTTACAGCAACTAAGTTTTAATTAAAGCCTAAACTGAAAGGAAAAGAAAATGAACGCATTTGTAAACGCAATCGCAAATCAAGAAGCCCGTACTGCCAATGGCATGAAGGCTCGTAAGTCAACAGCTAACGCCTGTGTTGACCTGTTCTACAAGATCGGCGCAAGCCGTGGTAAGAACATCACTGGCGAATTCACTGCGGCCTACGTAGAAAACTCTGACGTTGCACTTCGCATCGCACAATGGGCACGTGATGTCCGTGGTGGTGCAGGTGAACGACAAATCTTCCGTGACCTTTTGGTTCACTTGGAAAAGACTGATCCAGATGCCGCTTTGGCTTTGCTGAAGAAGGTACCTGAAGTTGGTCGCTGGGATGACATCTTTGTCTTCTCAACCCCTGCACTGAAGACAGCTGCCTACACAATGTTAGGTGATGCGCTTCGTGCCCAAAATGGTCTTGCTGCCAAGTGGACTCCACGTAAGGGCAAGATCGCGGCTGAAGTACGAGCATTCTTCGGAATGAGTCCTAAGCAGTACCGCAAGTCATTGGTAGCAATGACCACAGTTGTTGAAACACAAATGTGTGCCGGCGACTGGGATAACATTAACTTCTCGCATGTTCCATCTGTGGCTGCTCGCAACTACAAGAAGGCATTCGGACGTCACACTCCTCTGTTCGCAGAGTATGTGGCTAAGTTAGTATCAGGTGACAAGACTGTCAAGGTTAACGCCAACGCAATCTTTCCACATGATGTACTGAAGGGTGTTATTGGTAGCTACCGTTCTAAGTTGGACAAGACAGAAACTGACCACATTGTGGCACAGTGGGACGCTTTGCCAAACTACGTGGGAGATGCCAGCATCATGCCAATCGTAGACGTTAGTGGAAGCATGAGTTGCCCAGCAGGCAATAACACTAGTGTGACTTGTATGGATGTTTCAATCAGCTTGGGCTTGTACCTAGCAGATAAGAACAAGGGTGTGTTCAAGGACACTTTCTTGACTTTCTCAGACAAGCCACAACTTGTTACCTTAAAGGGTAACATTGTTGACAAGGTTGCTCAAATGAGCAAGAGTGATTGGGACATGAGCACTAACCTAAACGCGGCTATGAACAAGATTCTAGACGTAGCGGTTAAGGGCGCAGTACCAGCTGGCGACATGCCAAAGATGTTGCTGATCCTGAGTGACATGCAGTTCAACCAATGCGCCAAGCACGACGACAGCGCAATGGCAATGATCGAACGCAAGTTCGAAGCCGCTGGCTACAGCATGCCACAGATTGTTTTCTGGAACCTAAACAGTTCAGATAACGTGCCTGTTAAGGCAGACAAGAGTGGTGCCGCATTGGTAAGTGGATTTAGCCCAAGTATAATGACTAGCTTGCTAGCCGCTGACTTGGATCAGTTCACTCCAGAAGGCATCATGCTTAAGACTGTAATGAGTGATCGTTACAAGCTCTAATTCGTTGTAGAAATACAACACTGAACCCAGTCGGCTTAGGTTGACTGGGTTTCTTTTTGAGCGTATAATATACACATGTACAAAGTAATAAACAATAAAATAGAAACAGAATTTCCTAACTTAAATGCGGCAATGGCCTATGCTAAGACATTGGATGCTTTTGTCAGCATCACAGGTAGCGAATTTGAAATTGTAGGTATGTTTGGTGTAGACTCTATCAAAAATGGACTATGCCCAGATGGCATTGCTTACGATTGGAACAAGGCGAGCCGTATCGGCCGCGTTAAAAAGGAGAGAATATAATGCCATGGATTGAAAATGTAGCAGCCGCTGATATCCCAATTGGGTTTCATCATGCGGCAGGAGAGAATAGTATGCTGATCAGCATTGTTGATCCAGCCAGCTGGCGCCCTGAAGCCAAACATCAGTTTAAAGAGCGTCACAACTTTGAGTTCTTGGACATTGAAGAAAATGACTTTGCACTAGAAGAAGCTATGCGTTGTAGTCATGAGCAGGCCACAGAACTTGTTCGTCTATTGCAACACGCATTGGACAATCGCATGAATGTGGTTGTTCATTGCTACGCAGGCATTTGCAGATCGGGTGCGGTCTGTGAGCTCGGAGTCATGATGGGTTTTGAAGATACTGGTCGTTTCCGCAGTCCAAATTTGTTAGTCAAGCATCGTATGATGAAGGCCCTTGGTTGGACTTATGATCCGGACGAAAAGCCAAATATTGATGACTGGAGAACGTTTAAATCAGTTGACTGATCTGCAAGCCCGTGTTATAATGTTATACTAAACAGTAAAGGACTACTATGGCAGGCAAGGCAAAATCGGTTTATTTGACTATAAACCCAAAAGGTACATTTACAACAGCATTTCACAAGGTGTTCTTTGATGCTAAATCATACAACGAATACGTTAAGACAGATGAGTTCAAAGCTAAATGGCCTGCAGAAGAGTATGATATTGTAAAAGAAACTTATTAAAGAAAGGAGGCAATATGCCAAGTGTATTTTTAGTCAGCGACACACACTTTGGACACACAGGTGTATGCCGCTTTACTCGTAACGATGGTGTTACAAAATTACGTCCATGGGATAGTCCTGAAGAAATGGACGAAGCTATGATCAAGGCTTGGAACGAACGTGTCAAGCCCACTGACAAAGTCTATCACTTAGGTGATGTGGTTATCAATCGTAAGTCATTAAAGACATTAGCTCGCTTAAACGGGGACAAAGTCTTAATCCGCGGCAATCATGACATCTTCCGTGACGACGAGTATAGGACCTACTTCCGTGAGTTACGTGCTTATCATGTGATGAGCGGTATGATTTTAAGTCATATTCCGTTACATAGTGATTCAATGGGTCGTTTTGGTACTAACATTCACGGTCACACTCACGCTAACCGTGTGAAGAAGGCCCGTGGGGTAGATGCTAAGACTGGTGCTATCTTATACAGTGACGAGAACGATGTTCGTTACCATTGTGTATGTGTAGAACAAACTCCGGACTTTGCTCCTATCTTATTCGAAGATGTTATTGCCCGTATTGAAGCTGAAGGCGGCTCAGTAGGTTTTAAGAGTGGCAACGGGCCAACAATGTAAGGAATAGTATGACAACATGTTATCAATTAGTCGGAGTTCCGGGTGCTGGCAAAAGCACCTGGATCAAAGATCAAATCTGGGCATTAGGTCTAACTGTGGTCAGTACAGACTCGTGGGTAGAGTTAGAAGCACAACGACAAGGTAAAACTTATTCTGAAGTGTTTACGGACTATATGC